CCCCCCCATTTTGAAAAAAAGTGCGGGGGTTTTTTGTGTGGCGGCGGGGGGGGGATGGTAATTCCTCGCTCTACATTCAACTAAAACCATCTTAATTTAATTACTTGCGCCACATGGCGCAATCCCGCGCATTTGCGCCACATAAACTTAATACCCCCCACCCTTTTCTGAGAAAAAGAGAAAAAACTTAAAAACAACTAAAAGTAAAACTCGCTTTCCGGGCGGGGGGAAATTCTATAAAACCTTTAATACATCTTCTTTTTTGCAGCTTAAAGAAGCACTCATAGCTTCTTCATGTGTATTAAATGAACCAATATAAGTTTTAAATCTACTAACATAAAACTTTTTTACGCCATTCTTTAAAGTATATACTTTTATTCCATGATTAAATACTTCTGTATTCTCGTTATTTCCTTCATAATCAACTTCTTTTAAGTTTGATATAGAGTTATTTAAAGGATTGTTGTCATCATGATCAACCAAAATACCTAAATGCGGCCAACGATTATGATACATAGCAAAAATGATAATATGCAACAATATAGCTTTTCCTTTGATAGAAACTCTCTTATACCCAAGAAAATTAGAACCTAATTCTTTATTGGTTTTTCTATTAAATAACTTACCATTTTTAAAATCAGCAATATAGTTATCATGTAAAAACTCTATAGATAATTTATTTTTATAATCTAGATAAGCTTTTATATATCGTTCTTTATTGATAGGAGAATAACTAAGATATTCTAAAAGAGCTTCTTTTTGCTCAAAAGTAATAAAAAACTCTTCAGATTCTTGATTTTGCTGCTGATCTTCGCTCATAAATTAGTTTTCGTTGAAAAATTCGCCGTGAAGTTCTCTGGCGGTAGCGTCACGCCAAGTTTTGGCGGCGAGGATAGTTTCTTCTTTAGAGCCATATTTTTTAAAAGAAAAATATTTTGAATATCTTTTTCTATTTTTTGAAACAATAGCATTAACACCATCTTTTAATATATTAATACCTTTTATGCCTGATTTAGTTATTCTAAATAATCTTCTATTAGTCGCATTATCTGATTTTGTACCTTCTCTTAAATTACAAGGTCTATTATCCCACGGTTTGTTATTTATATGGTCAACATCATAGCCTTTTTTGGCCCAACGACCATGATATAAACAAAAAACAATTTTAGCCACAGCAACTCTAAATCTATAATGTTTATAATTAAAATCAATAGTCAAACTAAGACTTTCTCCATTAAAATAGCCAACTTTTCTATCTGTTTTAATTCTAAATACATCGCCATTATCATTATGCCTAAATAATGTAGCTATTTTTTCAGGAGAAATGCAATCTTCTATTTCATGTTTGAAACGATAAGCTTTCCAAACCTTTATAGACTCAGGAAAATTCTTTATTCCGCCGATCTTACTTAAAAGATCTAAAAAATCTTTAACAACTGTGGCAGTTATAACAACTTTTTCTTTTGGAGGTGCTTTTGTTTTATTTAAACCCATATAAATACCTTATTTAACTCTTTTTATTAAAAGTATCAAGAATAACTCTATAATCAGCTTGTCTATTACCTACCTTAGAGATATTTAGTCCTAATGTATTTAATTCGGGGCTTAAGGTCCACTGTTGGTCTTTAAAGAATACCCATCTTTTGTTTCTTCTGCTGTAGAAAGACTTTAAGTCTAAACGAATAGCTTCGTTAAGAACGGAAATTCTTGTTTTAAGAAGTTCAGACAATGATTGGAGCGTCTGAGCTTTTTCGTTTATGTCTGCGTCGATGAATAAAGCCCAGAACTTGGGCCATTTTTTATTTTTTTTATTATTTGTTTCCATAGAGAATAGTTTATTGCACTTCTTCTTGTAAAAGTAACAGAAGATCATCTGAATCAAGCTGATCCGCAGAATAATGATCCATTTCAAAAACTTTAACGTAATTTAACGGCCCCAAATGTGTCAAAAATGCACACTTTTCATCATTATAGCTTGATGGAAGGTTATCGAACAGCCATATTACGCCCGGTTCAATTTTAAGGGGTTTAATTGGCTTTCGGCGCACATCCTCACGCGAGTATATATCTTCTGCCTTAAATCCAAGAGAAAAGGCTTTGTTCATGGCAAGCGCATAGTCTTTAGTTGCTACTGTTAGCATAAAAACTTTGGCCTTTTTGCGTGCAGCTTCTAAAAAGGCTAGTGAACAACCTCTTAATCTACTGTTGTAACTCTCATGTTTAGATAAAGATATCTTCTTATAATTAAGTATATCTGTACCTGTATGTAAGCCAACAGTATGAATTAATGTTTCATCTAAATCAACGAATATGTATTTGTTCATGTTATCCTCTAATTAGAAATGCTAAAAATAGCTCAATCAGAGCAGCCAATTTGAAACCCAAGTATAAGCTGATCCCCAGTAAAATCCTGTTTTTGAATGTTTTCATTAAATTTTGGTAATTTGCATAAGTATTGTTCTAGAGTGTATCTTCCAAAGTGAAATTCGGCATGACAGTTTCTACATAACGGCACGCACTTCAGTAATTCGTCTATCCATTTTTGACTTTTTAATGGATAGCGTATTATAGTATCACCGATTGTAAATAATTTTTTAGATGGATCAATATGATGAAAATCAATTCCTTCTGGATGTGAATAACCGCATCTAATACACATTCCACCTAGAAAATTCACCATATCAATCTTCGCTTGTCTTGAAAATCCTTTATCTTTTGGATTTTGTAATTTAGAACACTCTTTGCACTCATGATATCGACCATCTTTAGATGATGTTCGACGATGAAATTCAGAAAAATTTTTTATTTGTTTACAACTATAGCAGATCTTGTGATCTAAGATATTAGAACACAAAAGCTTGTTTTTACGGCCTTCATTAGAAATTTTATAAACTAACACTTCTTCTATCACTAAATCATCAATTATTGTATTAGTCTGTATCATTTAAATCCTCTTCGTAAGGAAGATAGTATCCATTTTTAACATAAAAAACGAGTTCTTTGAAGCCTTTAACAAAATCATGCCCGGCTTCTTTGGGATTAAAGCTCAGTTGAACTAGAAAGGTTAAACCCCCAAGCACAATGAACGCTGGTATAGCTAGTAATGCCCAGATTATTCTTAAAATTATGCTTTTCATTTTAGGTCCAAAACTTTTCACGGTTTTTGACAACAAAATCGCATAATACTGTATCACATTCTGTTAAATACTTATCTGCTTCAAGATACTTTTGAAACTCGTCATTGTCCATGTTCATTAAAGTATTATCAACTTCATCAATCAGCTTGGCGCGCCCAGTCTTAGCGTAATCATAAGCCTCTTTAAGCTCAAGCTCAAATTCGCTCTTAGCGTCCATTAGGCTGCAACACGTTTCAAAGTATTTTTCTTTTTCGACAAGCTCAACGACACAGTTAAGGTGGAAAAGGACGATCATTTCGACCATATCCATGTCGCCGTGTTTAGAAAACACAGCATCACGGAAATCTTTACGAGGATGGCGCAAGTAATTCTTGATTGTACGTTTAGTAGTGCGGTAATTAAACGAAATGCTATGCCTCCAGCTACTGCAAGTCTCTCTTAAGAAACGTTGAACAGGATATTCGACAGATAAGTAAGCATCGTAAACATCCCATTCTCCTCTAGGCAAAGCAAATGGCATAACGTACCATCCAGTAGGCCAAAACCATACTTTCTTTTCTGTTTTTTCTTTGCCTTGTGAAATGTATTCTTGTACAGTCATAATTTTAGAGTTGAATAATTCTTGGAGCGTTGGTAGGTTTGTAGTCTTCACCACAGATAGCCGCATTAACAAACATTGTGTTGTTTTTAACCTCAACGCCGTAGCCATTGTGAATATGGCCAAAGACATGAAGCTTAAGTTTAAGTTGTTCAGTGATTGTGGTGAATAAATTGGCGCATCCAACGTGAGTACCTTGAATAGTTTTGTCAAGGATGGTCATAGCTGGGCCGTGAGAGATCAAAATATCAGTATCTTTGGGAATCAAGTCCCAATGTTGCTGGATAGCTGATCCGCGCTTGCGATTAAACGCCCAATCAAAGAATTCTGGTTGAACAGGAGAACCCCAAAAGTTCAAACCTTCGATTGTGACGCCTTCGTCTTGCAAGTAATGTATGCCCGGTGGTATGATTGCGTTAATTCCAGAACGGCTCGCCTTCTCCATCCAAATATCATGGTTGCCAGCGATAGCAAGCTTGTATTTGTGCGGCAAAGCGCCAAACCAATTAAAAAATTCGACGCATTCAAAGTAATCTCCACGGTTACAGAAGTCTCCAGAGTGGATAATCATATCTCCATCTGGAATTTTGTTATTAATGTGTCCGTGAAGACCGTGCGTGTCAGATATGCAGATAATTTTCATTCAAATTCGATCATCCATCTTGAATCGTTTTGTAAAAAGTCCCAAAGAATATTATATTCTGGCGAATCCTTGTCTTTTATGTCAAGGATAAGCGCAGTCATTTCAATTTCCTCTTCTATCTTCTCATGAAGGTGCTTAATGTCTTTTTGCAAACGCAAAACGTGACCTTCAAGACTTTTTGGGATTTTTAGTTTTTGGTTTTCCACTTTTTTTGGTAGGTTTTTCTCTATACTCCGCCGTATCTATGCCATAGTAATTGCCGACAAGACAAAATGCCGCTAAAAGAAGCTCGTAATATTCTTTGTCTTCTTTTTCCCAATCTACAAGATTTTTCTGAGATTTATATCTCTCTAGAGTTTGTTTGGTGCATCCTAAATGGAATTTAATACTCGCCACAGCTATTAGGTCAAGCATATCGTCATTAATAACTTCACGCAAAACAGATTCTACTGTTGGGTACTTTAAATAGTCTTGATTTAACTTTAAATTTTTCATATTATTCCTTAGAGTGATCAGTATTAAACCAAATGTCAAGAGTTGCCGTTAAAAAATCGTGAAATTCATCATCTTCTTCGACAGAATTAAAATGAATGTCGCGTTTTGCGAGTTCTTGATAAGCCGCATTGGTCATGGCAGCAATATCTTCTTTGTAGATTTCTTTATTGGTTGTGATCATGCGATTTTGTGGAAAAAGTTAGCGATTGCTGTGAAAAACTTATATTTATAGTGAGAGAGCTTGCGATAAGGAAGAGTATAAAAAATATACTTATTGTACCAAAGGTTATGATCTCTGATAAGTTCTTCTTTCCACTTTTTATCTCTTTCTACTCTTTCTTTATTTGACTCTTTAGTGAATTTTACCAAAACGATGTTTTCGCAAACTCCATTTGTGAAAGTAGCTTCATATTCTTCCCAGCAATCCCAAACATCGAGAACATCTTGGTGAGAAGTATAGAAATTAACTTTACCATGATGAATAACTTGTTCAAGGTATTCGCCGCTTCTTTCCATATGGCCGAAATTCCAACCATCAGATGATTTTTCAGGCTTAACATATTCATTTACTTTGTATTTTTTGACAAAAAGTTTTTTGTCTTGTAAAATATAAGTTTCTAAGCAGTTAATTAAGTCTTTGGTTTGAAATTCTCCGTCATTTGAGTTTAGGCCAAGGCAAATCATTTCCTCTGAGTAAGGAAGAGTGTCGCTAACGATAAGTGTGTCGAACATTCCCATAAAATTATTTATTTGGTTTTAAAATTTTGGAAACGAGATATCCGTCTCCTGATGGAATCAAATCAACACTATCTCCTTCATTAAGTCCAGCCTTTTTGAGCATTTTTTTTGGAATTTTAATAAAGTAACCGTCTTCGTCTTGAAGAACAGGTACTTGCACCTTATTTTTCTTTTTAAAGATATCGTCAATTCTGTTTGCGAACTCATCAGAAGAAATAGAAGATGGGCGACGTTTTGATCCTTTTCCGTTCATAGCTTATAGTAGTTCAAGAGGTGGTTTTTCCAGTTAAAGTGTAAAAAATAGTATGGAAGATCAGATGAATTCTTTTATTTCTCAAAATTCGGTACTTTTAGTAGCGGGCGTTGCTTCGTTGCTGTTTAAAGAATTTATTATCAACATTGTCAAGAGTATTATCTTTAAAATGACTTCTGGATTAAAAGAAGATGACGTTTTAATGTTTTGGGATGGCACAAAAAGCCCAGCAAGAATCGTGAGAATCGGTTTAATGTCAACAACCTTATTTATCTACGATGTTAACGAAGAAGGAATCATCACTGGTGGCAGTCGTTTGGTTATGCAGAACGTAAAACTAGAGAATGTCAAGTTCTTGAAACGACTCGCAATGATTGACGACGCTGATCTTAAACAGTTCAAAAAAAGTGTAAAATAATCAGATGGCTTACGTTACTTACGATAAAATCAGAGCGTATTTTACTAACGCTGATAGCGCCACTGACAACATCTTATACGCAACTAGTTTAAGCGCATCAAATACAACTAGTTTAAAAAGAGTTAGAAGAATTGGTCAGCAAATGGACTACTATATCCAGACTGGCCCAAAAAGCTCAAGCATTTCCGCGAATGTCCTTTTGGTTTCTGGAGAAATCAACAAAATCATCAATTTAACTGGAGATTCGGTTACTGGTTCGCTGATTAAAGTTCCAGATTACCAATTTAACAAGTGTTATTTGAAAAGTTTCTCCGCATCATTTGAGCCGTGGAAAGTTGCATCTGCGGCGCTGCAATTTGACTCTTACGGACTAGCAACTGGCTCTGGAATCTACGTTCATTCGGAGCAGCAAGCCACTACTGGCAGCGGCATTACTTTATTATCGCCTTTAAGAGCAACAACAGTTCAATTCACTGCTCCAAATTTTTCCGCTACTCCAATTTCACAATATGAAAATATTTCTTTCGATATTCAAGTCGATAGAGTTCCAAATTTTGTTATTGGCTCGGAATATCCTGAAAAAGTTAGCGTTTCTAAAATTACAAAGTCCTTGCAAGTAAACGGACTGAGTAATGCGGATTGGCTATCTGATTATCAACCAAATACGACAGTAACCTGCACCATCACGATGTCAGATGCTACTGTTTTTTCGGTAGCTGGCGTTTTATCTAATCAAACCCTCTCTGTTGATTCTAACGGAGTCGCTAAAGGAGGATTGCAGATTATTGAAGAGATGGTTTAACACTTTATGGCAAAAAAAGCCCCTAAGAATAAGAAAACCAAACCTGCGGGAATCACAATTCCGCAACTAAAACAAGAAATCAAATTTAAAGAAAGAAAATTTAAGTTTTCAGATAAGCAACAAGACTTATTAAAAATACTTTTAAACGAGCAGACCAAAATCTCTTTCATCGCTGGACCAGCGGGAACATCAAAGACATTTATGGCTGTTTACGCAGCGTTAAACCTCATTAGTAACAATGACAAAGAAATTATTTACATTAGAACAATCGCAGAGAGTGGAGAAAAGTCTCTAGGCGCACTGCCCGGAACAGTTGGCGACAAATTCGCACCTTACCTGATTCCTCTTGAGGATAAAGTTCACGAAATTATCGAAGCTACTGATGCTCACCGTCTTAAAGACGACGGAAGACTTACCGCAGTACCAGTAAACTTCTTAAGAGGCAGTACATTCACTGATAAAATCATCATTGCTGATGAAGTGCAAAACTTTACAGCTAAAGAGATTACAACTCTGATTACTAGAATCGGAGAAGGCACAAAAATCTTTTTATGCGGAGATTTTATGCAATCGGATATTAAAGTTAAGAATGGATTCCTTGATTTTTTTGAGCTTTTCACTGGAGAAGACTGCGTTCAAAAAGGAATTTATACTTTTGAGTTCTCTGAAGAAGATATTAAAAGAAGCGAAATCTTAAAATTCGTTGTAAAGAAGATTAACAACATTAATCTCCGTTATAGAATAAAAGATGAGCAGCGCAACGTCAAAAACGTCTCAGTTGAATAGTTGGGCAAATATTATTAAGGTATTTGGCGGAATTTTGATCGCCTGTACATTGTATTACCTAAATACAACGTATGTAAAGAAGGATGATTTTAATCCTGTTGCTTTAGAGATGAAGGTTCAGGCAGAGCAAATGTCTTACGTTAATACAGAAGTAAAAAATATTTCTCGACGCCTTTCAAAGATAGTAGATGATGAAGGAAAGCCAGTTAATACGGACAAAATGGTTGAAATACAGAAAGATATAACTAAGATATTAGTAAAGCTGGAAAATCTTAACGATAAGGTTGACCGCATATCTAAATAATAACTATGGCTATCACTTTCTGTTCATCGTGCGGTGCAAAACATGAGTATGTTGGATTTGCACCAAACTTTTGCTCAAAATGCGGCAACTCTTTTGGCTCGAAAGCTGTTCAACAGTCAACGGCAAAAGTCCAGCAGAAACCAACTGCTATTCGCAGTTCGCAAGTAGAAGACGATGACGAAGATTCTTCGGACATTGAGGAGCTTCCACACATAGAGTCGTTAGACGTTGAAATCGAAATGGATGGAGGGTTTAAATCCTTCAACCTAGAAGATTTACAACGGAATCCCATGCAAGCGCAAGCTAAGAAATTCAAAGCAAAGCGCTCTGATGGTATTGATGGCCTATCTCCTGAAAAATATGGAAGCTCAAAATCTGGGTAAAATAACTTACGACGATAAGAAAGATGTAATAGACAAAATCATTGAGAAGCACAGATATATCTGGCAGCTCAAAGCTATTTGTTGGATGGATTACGAAGATGTCGCGCAGATTGTGAGATTTCACATCTCAAAGAAGTGGCATATGTGGAAACAAGATCGCCCACTTGAACCTTGGATAGCTAGAATCACTTCTAATCAGATTAAGAACTTACTTCGTAACAACTATTCTAATTATACTCGCCCATGTTTAGGTTGCAAGTTTAATCAAGGTAACGAACCACCAGCTTGCTCGATCACACCAAGCGGAAGACAATGCTCTGAATGTCCGCTATACAGGAAATGGGAAAAAACAAAGAAGAGTGCATATGATGTTAAGCTATGTGTATCTATCGAAGGTCATATAGATGCTGTTCATTCGATGCGCGATCAGAATTTCGACATTTTATCTAGTGCCGCTCGCCTTCACGAAGAAATGCGCTTATACTTAGCTCCTAAGCAGTATAGAGTTTATACAAGACTCTTTGTTGATGGAGTAGATGAAGAAAAAGTAGCTGCCGAAATGGGTTACAAGACAAATGAAAAAGGTAAAAAGGCTGGATACAAACAAATCAAAAATCTTAAGAAGCTATTTAGGCAAGTAGCTCTAAAAATTTTACAATCGGAGGATATTTTAAGTGGAAGCTAAAGAAGAAACAACAGACATCTCTTTTACAAATGAAGAGGCAACACAAATTAGAGACTTAGCTAAACAATTTCCTGATTTAAATACTATCACGCGTAAATTCTTTGCTAATGAGAAGCTTGATGGGCGATCTAAGCAAGGAATTGCTATTAGGTCGTTCTTAGCAAGTAATAAAATCAATTATAAAACATCTAAGTACGAAAAGGCAGCGGACATTGAGTTCACAGAGTCTCAAAAAGAGTTTATCATTGACCAAACAGCTATTGGATTGTCCGCCGTAAGAATTGCGGAGCTTATTTTTCCTGATCGCAGAATCGTTAACCTTGGAGTCGAGCAAAGAGCTGTGGCAAACTTCGTTAGAACGGCAAATGTAGAAGGTCAACCTGAATCCGAAACTGCTGTTGGTTTAAAATACTTAGTTCCGCGTTCTGTTGAGCGTGTTATTAACAAAATCAATCAAGCTACTGGCGAAAAGATCAATAAAGAAAAATTAAACCGCCAACATAAATTCTGTATTGAGAAGCTCACTATCAATTTAGCTAACTCGCGGTTTCAAAAGATCATCAACTGCTATACATCGCAAGAAGATCGTAATATCTTTGAAGAAGAGTTCATTAGAATGACTTGGGACAAGCCTGACCTTACTGCTGATGAAGTTAATTTGTACATGAACGTGTGCAAAGAAATTATCAACTTAGAAACAACTTCAAGACACTTGGATAAGCTCAATAAAATGTTTGAAGATACTCAAGAGCAGAATGAAATGAGTATTCGTCTTGCCGAAATCATCAAAGCTAAGAGTGGTGAGTACCATCAGTGTGAAGGTCGCGTCGAAAGTCTTATTAAAAAGCTTCAAGGCGATAGATCAGGACGTATCAATGCTAGACAAAAGGAAAATGCTTCTATCTTGGCTATCGTTCAGCTATTTCAAGACGAAGAAGAGCGCGCTAACATGATCAAGATCGCCGAAATGCAAAAGACTCTTGTTAGAGAAGAAGCTGGCAAGCTTGAAAGCATGGTGGAGTGGAAAGCTCGTATCTTGGGCATATCATTAGATGATGCCGTTTAAGTGCAAAGAATGTAATCAAGATTTTCCAAGCGAAAGAAGTCTTCATACTCATTTGAAGAAGCATAAGATGTCGCTTGGAGACTACTACTGTGCCCATTACCCGAAGAAAAACCTCTTAACTGGTACAAAGTTAAGCTTCAAGGATAAAGAGTCTTATTTTGAAAAGGATTTCGAGAACAGAGAGCAGTTATTAAAGTGGTGCAACTTTGAAAAAGCAGAAGTTGTTAAACCGTACATAAAACAACTGCTTGAAAGACGAGTAACTAATAAAGAATTAGTTGTTGCGCCTAGTCATATCGAAATTGAAACAAGCGAACTGCCAAGTATCAACTGTTTCAAGAAGCATTACGGTTCTTACTCGGCGGTTTGTTCTGAGATTGGCATAAAGCCAATGTTCACAAAGAATATCCACAAAGATTTTCACTCTGACTACTCTAACGTTAATATTTTCATTGATACAAGAGAACAGCAACCATTGGAGTTTAAGAATCAAAGAGAAGTTAAGCTAGATTTTGGAGACTATACTGCTGGTGGTCAAAATTACTCTAAAACATTCGTTGATAGAAAATCAGAAAGCGATTTTAAGAGCACTTTAGTTGGAGAGAACTTCGACAGATTTAAAAGAGAGATCGAAAGATGCAAATCTATGGATTGTTTCTTGTTTGTTGTCGTGGAATCTAGTTTTGATCAGATCAAAAACAATAATGACTTCACCTCACATAAATCTAATTTAAAATTCGTATATCACAATATGCGTTTGCTGCAACAAGAGTTCCACAAGAACTGTCAATTCGTTTTTTCTGGTAGCAGAAAAAATAGCGTAGTTTTAATACCTAAACTTCTTGTTTGTGGCCCAAAACTTTGGGAAACAGACATTCAATACTTCATAGAAAAGGATCAATCATGGCTTGGATCGTTGGCGACCAAAAAAGAAAAAGCGTTTACAACAGTAACAAAGTAAACGAAGAGATTTTAAAGAAAGAAGGCTATCTAGAAGAGCGCGAAGCTAAGATTCTTCTATATAAATTTCTACGCAGCAACATTTCATTCTCTTCTGAGATTATTTGCGGCGTAAAACCGTTTCCATTTCAGCATCTCGCAATTAAAACGATGTTTGAAACAGACTATTCCATGATGGTGTGGAGTCGTGGTCTTTCTAAGAGCTTTACTTGCGCTGTATTCGCAGCGTTGGACGCTATTTTGAATCAAGGTGTTCACATTGGTATCGTAAGTAAAACATTTCGTCAAGCAAAGATGATTTTCCGCAAAATTGAAGAAATCGCGGACAAGCCAAATGCTATTTTCTTAAAGCAAGCTATCACAAAAGTATCTAAGAGTTCTGATGAATGGACAATGGAGTTTGGTCGCAGTAAAATTACCTGCTTACCACTTGGTGACGGTGAAAAGCTTCGTGGTTTTCGCTTTCACCGTATGATGATCGACGAATTCTTGTTGATGCCAGAAAGAATCTTCAACGAAGTTATTATTCCGTTCCTTTCTGTAGTGCAGAACCCAACAGAGAGAAAAGAAGTATATGACTTAGAGACTCAGTTGATCGCTAGAGGAGATATGATTGAAGAAGAGCGTTTTAGATGGCCGAATAATAAAATTATCGTGCTATCATCTGCTTCTTATCAGTTTGAATATATGTACAGGCTTTATAAGCAGTACGAATCACTCATTAAGTTCCCAGAAAAAGATGGAAAAGGTAATTCAACTAGAGCTATCCTGCATTTTTCTTATGATGTAGCTCCTCATGGTCTTTACGACGAGAGTTTGCTGACACAAGCTAAGTCAACTATGTCTGAGTCGCAGTTCCAAAGAGAATTCGGCTCTAGATTCATGGACGATTCTTCTGGTTACTTTAAATTGAGCAAGATGCACGAATGTACAATCAAGCCGCTTGAAGGACAAGCGATTGAAGTGGCTGGACAGAAAGGTTCTGATTATATTTTAAGCTTCGATCCTTCGTGGGCCGAAAATGAATCGTCTGACGACTTTGCGATGAACCTTATTAAGCTTGATGTGGCTAACCGTAAAGGAATCATCGTTCATAATTACGCCGTATCAGGAACTAATCTTAAAAAGCATATCGACTACTTAGCTTACTTGATGAATAATTTTAATATCGTTGGAATGTGCGGCGATTATAACGGTGGTGTGCAGTTTATTAATGCCGCAAACGAAAGCGAAGTATTTAAAAACGCTAAAATCGAAATTAAAATGTTTGAAGCTGATTTTGATTCGCCTGAAAAGTATCAAGATGAAATTCGTAGAGCAAGAAGAGCGTATAATTTAAAAGATACTCGCATCTGTTACCTTAGAGTGCCAACAAGCTCTTGGATTCGCTACGCCAACGAGTTATTGCAATCTAACTTCGATCATAGAAAGATGCTGTTCGCTGCCGAAGCTGTTGATAACGATTTCACAGCTCAAAAGAACAAAACTATTCCAATTAAAACGATTAAATTCTTCCGAGATCAAGAAGATAATCAAACGAACGACGCAAAGATGGTCGATTTCGTTGACCATCAATCTGATTTGATTGAATTGGTTAAAGCGCAATGTTCTCTAATCATTCCAACAACAACAGCTAATGGACATCAGAGTTTCGACTTGCCACCAGAACTTAAAAGACAAAGTGGAGCAGAAAAAACCCGCAAAGACTCGTACTCTTGCTTAGTATTAGGCAACTGGATGATGAAAATCTATTTTGATATGATGGATTGTCCAGAACAACAGGCGCAAACTTTTACTCCGTTCTTCGTGAGGTAAAATGAAAGTCATAAAAGTACTTTTGATACTTTTAGTGTAACTTTTACTATATAATCATATGTCGCGTTCATATAACAAGAAGTCGGACTATTGGAGCAAGTTTAACAAGCCAGAAAGCAGCTCGCTTACTGTTCATAACAACTACGAACCAAAGCTTTTAGGTGAATCTTACTTCACAGAAGTTGCCAAAGCTTCTTATAGTCGCCCAGTTCAAGGAGCTACAGACACAGCGCAGAGCACAAAGATTCCAAGAAACGGAACTGACCACAACATTCGCCGCTATGCTCTTTTGAGTCAAGGAATGCTTCCTTATCAGTTCTCTAAAGACGGTGTTGATATTCGTGATGCTATCTTGCTTTGCCAAAAGGCTTACGCAAACGTCGCTTTAGTTAGAAACACAATCGACATTGCCACAGAGTTCGCTAATACAGAGATTTATCTTGAAGGTGGTACTGCACGTAGCAGAGAATTCTTTACTAAGTGGTTTGAGAAGATCAAACTGTGGAAATTAAAAGACCAATACTTCCGCGAATACTATCGCAGTGGAAACATCTTCTATTATCGTATCGACGGTAAATTCAAAGCAGAAGATTTTAAACTTTTGTCTGGTTTGAGCGAAAACGGAGTTGTTAATAACAAAATTCCTCTTCGCTACATCTTAATTAATCCTTACGAAATCGTTGCCAAGGTTTCTGCTTCGTTTTCAGAAGCGATTTACGAAAAACTTCTTTCTGAATACGAGTTAGAAAGACTCAGAAATCCAAAAGATGACGCTGATAGAGAATTGTTTAAAGCTCTTCCTGCTGATATGCAGAAGAAGGTTAAAGATAAGGCTTATTTCAGAGATGGATTAAAGATGAAACTCGATCCATCATTCTTACTATACTCTTTCTATAAGAAACAAGACTATGAACCGTTTGCAATTCCATTTACCTTTCCAATCATGGAAGATGTTAATGCAAAACTGGAATTAAAGCATATTGATCAAGCTATTTCTCGCACAGTAGAGAATGTATTGCTGCTTATCACTATGGGCGCGCCTCCAGATCAAGGCGGCATCAATCCAGCGAACATGGCGGCAATGCAATCGCTGTTTATGAATGAAAGTGTTGGTAGAGTTCTCGTTTCTGACCATACGACAAAAGCTGAATTCATTATTCCTGATTTAAAGAAGGTCGTTGGTGAAGAGAAATACAAAATTCTTAATCAAGACATTAAAGAAGGCTTGATGAACGTTCTTGTTGGCGACGACAAGTATAACGGACAGACCGCGAAGATTGGTTTCTTCATGGAACGCCTTAAAGAATCGCGCAACTGTTTCTTGAACGATATTCTCCAACCAGAAATCATTCGCATTTCAAAAGATTTAGGTTTCAAAGCTTATCCTACTGCTAAATTTAAACAAATTGATCTTAAAGATGAGATTCAATATATGCGTACAGTTAGCCGCTTGATGGAACTGTCGATTATCACTCCAGAACAAGGTATTGAAGCTATGGCTAACGGCAAATTGCCTTCTCCAGAAGAGTTAAGCCCAGCTCAAGACAAGCTTGTAGAAGAAAGAAAGAAAGGACACTACAATCCTCTTGTTGGCGGCGTTCCAATGACTGAAGATCTAAATGCACCAGAGCCAGCTGCTCCTGTTGCCGCTGGAAAACCAGTTAATAAAATCTCTAGAACACCAACGGCTAAACCAAAGAACTCTACCTCTGGCAGACCGTTAGGAGCAAAGTCAAAAGCCTCTACTTCTGATATTCAATCTACTGTTTATGCAGTTGATGCTTTCATGAAGGCTTCCGAAACATTCACTGCCGAAAAGTTCGGCGTAAATCAACTTAACGATCAACAAAAATCGAGCATAATCGAGCTATGTAAGAAAGTTGTTGCCGCTTCTAACAAAGAAGAATGGACAACTAGACTACAAGCTTGCGTGCAAGATTTAGGTAACATCGAGAAGCTTCAACCAATGAAAGAAATCTCTGATACTGCTGATGAATTTCTATTGGACGAATATTCTGCGGCCATTTTGTATCATTCTGCTGTAAAGTAATTCATGGCGTTTAAGTATAAGACGAAATTAGATAACATTTCTGTCGCTTGTCACAAAGTCGGCAGCAAAGATTTTCAAATTTCAAAAGCCTCTCTTGACGAGCTAAAAAAGCTCTCTCCAAATATTAACTTTGAAGATAATCCTGATTTATTAGGAGTGTCTTTTAACTTAGCTGTGCCAAATATGGTAAATCATAACGGCGACAGTATTTCAGGAGCTACTGCTGCTAAAATCGCCAAAAGATTTCTTAATAAATACTTAAACATCGAACATAATAAGAAACGCGTTATTGGTCATATCACTAACTACGGATTTAATAGACTAAGTGATAATGTTCAAATGACAGAAGAAGAAGCGGGCAAAACATTAGAACCATTTTACTTATCAGTTGCAGGAGTCATTTATAAAACAGTAGATTCATCTTTTACTTCGTTGATGATTCGCAATTCTGATCCTGCTGATTCGTTCAGAAACTCAATTTCGGCAAGTTGGGAGATTGGTTTTAGTAATTATTATTTGGCTGTTGGAAGTGAGAATTTAAAAGAAGCCGACATCATTACTGATCCAGAAACCGTTGCAGAATACTCAAAATATTTAAAAAGCAAAGGCGGAAAAGGAAAACTCCAAGATGGAACAATGATTAACAGAGTTATTGTTGGAGAAATCTATCCGCTAGGAGGAGGGTTCACCACAAATCCAGCTGCACAAGTTAATGGTGTAGTAGCATTTGATTCTAAAGTTTCAGTTTCCTTGCAGGACTCGGAAAACGAAATTTCAGAAGAAGAACCACAAGATTTAGAGATGCAAGATTCATCAAAAGACTACCGTCATGAAGTGATGGCATTCTTGATGAATAAAAAATCAAATTCCATTTTAGAGATAAAAAATGTAAAAAATATAAACCATATGGACTTAGAAAAACTTATCACAGAACTCAAGAGCGCTCTTCTTGAGAAAAAATTCGGTGAAGAAGCTGTCGCTTCAATGACTAGCCAATTCACAGAAGCTATCAAACAAAAAGACACAGAATATCGCGATTCAATCGCTGCTGAAAAAAACGCTAAAGAACAAGCTCAGAAGCTTTACGAACAAACCGTCGCTTCTGTTGAAGAAATCAAAGCTTCTTTGGCCGCAGCTCAAGATGAGCTGAATAAAATTAAAGAACAAAAAACTCAAGAAGAAGCTTTTGCTCGCCTGAATAACCGCATGGCTGAACTTGACGCCTCTTACGAACTCTCCGACGAAGACCGCAAGGTTATCATGGGTGAAATTCAAAATGTTGACTCCACAGAAGAAGCTTTCGCTTCTTACAAAGATAAATTTAGTGTTATGATGAAGCATAAGAACAAAGAAACAATCAAGGCTCAAGCCGCCGAAATGGAAAAGAAGATTTCGGAAATGGTTGAATCTCGTCTTAAAGAAGTCAGCAAAGCTTCTGTCACTGCCGTTGTTGAAACAAAGGTAGAAGACAAGAAACCTGACATTACAGCCGCTCTCGAAAGCGCTGTTGCCACAAACACCGCGCCAGATAGTCAAACATCTGTCGAAATCAACTTCCGCGATAAGTTTGCACAAGCTTTTTCGCGTGAAAACATTAGCGTAAGCTATTCTAAATAATAACAATCAAGTAAATATATAATAAGGAAAACAATATGGCTATTCGTCTCTTACCATTCCGTCAACTCAACGAGTTTGACGTGGTCAATATGTACGCCCTTGTTGACGCTGCCGTTAACGAGAGCACAACAGGCGTTGGCAGCGGTGACGCAGGTGTTTTCGTTAAAGTTTCCGCAGGTAACTTTGACTTAGACCCAGTTTCATACGCTTCTGACTCATACCTCGGCAAAACCGATTATCCGCATATCGGTGCTGCCCAATACCCAAAGGTTAACCTCAAGGTTACCCCCGCCGCCTCTGGCGATCTCACAAACTGCCTCGGACTCACCCTCCGTCAGACTGCTAAAACAGATGAAAACGGCGAAAAGCTTCTCTACTACCGCCAAAAAGCGGAAGAGCTGATGGCTGTTCTCCCTGGTCAAGCTGTTCCAGTCGCTACTCGCGGTATCTTCTCGCTTGGCGCTAACGCCGTCGATGGTACTCTCACAGTTGGCTCTGGCTTCAAGCTTTCCGCCAATGGTGGTAAAGTTACAGGCTGCGCTCACAGTGACGCTGGCAAACTCGGCCTTGTTCTCGGAACAGGCTCACGCACAACTCTTAACGGTGTTGCTGATCAATTCAACGGCAATTTCGCCGTCGTCGGTCTGCGTATGTAATTGAACAATAAAATATAAAAGGAAAAAATTTATAATGAAAATCACATTAAAGCGCACACCAGAACAGATTGAGCTTATCAAAGCTATGGCCAGCCGCAACCGCACCGTCGCTTATGACGCGCAAGTTGCTCTCGCCTCCTTCATCGGACCTGTACTTGCAGAAGTTATCAACAACGCTCCTACACTGAGCAACTTGTTCACAACTCTGCCATTCAACGCCGATGACAATCCCAGCATCCCGCTCGACCTCTACTTCGACATCAATGACGAAGATTATATCACAGTATATTCTCAGTCCGTCGCTGGTGGTCTTCCAACCAATCAAGTTCTCCCAACCACATCCGAATTGAAAGTTGCTACTTACAGCCTCGACAGCGCTCTGTCGTTTGATCGTAAGTACGCCGCCAAACATCGTATGGACGTTGTAGCGAAAACCTTCACCCGCATGGCCCAAGAAGTTCTCTTAAAACAAGAACGCACTTCCGCCTCGCTGGTAATGGCCGCTCTCGCCGCCGCCACCACAAATAGCAAGCAACACGTTCAAAAAGCTAACCAAGCTGGTCGTTTCCTCTTGGCTGACTTGAACGAACTGCTCACCCTCGCAAAGCGTATCTCCACATCGTGGGCTAACGGTACTCCTGCTGGTGGCGCTCGCGCTGGTTTGACCGACATTCTGGTTTCCCCAGAAATCGTTGAGCAAATTCGTGCAATGGCTTATAACCCAATCAACACCGTTTCTGGTATCACCGCTTCTGGCGGCACAGCTTCTTCGGTCGGCATCGCTGCCACCGACGAAATGCGCTCCGCTATCTACGGCGCAAGTGGTATCCCAAGCTTCTACGGTGTTTCGATCTTGGAATTCGTTGAAATGGGCAAAGGCCAAAAGTTCAACACCATTTTCGACACCGCTGCTGACGCCACAACCTTCACAAAGGCTGATGGTACAAGCTCTGGTGACTTCACTGGTTCCACACAAGAAATCATCGTTGGTATTGACCGCAGCCGCGAGTCTCTCCTTCGTGTTGTCGCTACCGATCCAGATTCCAACTCGGAATTCACGCTCGTTGCCGACGACCAATTCAGCATCCGCCAAAATAAGATCGGTTATTTCGGCTCGATGGAAGAAGGCCGCATGATTCTCGACAATCGCGCCCTCGTTGGCAAGATCGTCTAATAGAATAGTTCTTACGAAGCCCGCCTCGAAAGAGGCGGGTTTTTTATTCTCTATATTCTAGAAAAGTGTAAACTGTAAGGTATCATCTAGTATGGAAACATCAACTGGACAGTCTAAAGTTAAAGAAAATCCGAGTCTTATGAGTGCTTTAAACAACATTCAAGATAAGAACTCTAAGGAGTATCGTGATAAAGTTCGTGAATTAGAAACTGCTTTAGGCGTTAAAGAAGTAAATATTTTTGGTACAGCAAATCGCTCTATCTTTGAAGAAAATTTAAATGAGATGAATGAGATGCAAATGCAAGCGTTGGCGCGTCGTCTTTATATTGATCAGTCTGGTAGCAAGCCTATGTTAAAGAAGCGTCTAATGAAGCAGTTTGACACACAAAACGTTCAGAGTCGCGGTTATTTTTCTCCACAACCTAAACAAAAAGAGCTATTTTCTGAAAAACAGAAGATCGCTATGAATAAAATCTTAAATGGCTAATATCGAACAAGTAGCAAGCGGTATATTCTTCTACGAATTTGATGCGGATACAGCGGAAGCTAATATCAGTATCATTTCTGGTTGGATTACCGCAAACTTAGGTGAAATCAACAACTTGATTTTTACTAATTTCACAGGTGAAGACGCTAGTCTTGGAAAAGAAGAACAAGATATTCTCAAGCATCTTTATATGGCGAGCTACTACAAAAAGAAGTCGAGAAACGTTATTAAATCTATTGGTTCTTCCTCTGGAAACGGAATCTTGTCTTTGAAAGACGAAGACAATACAATTGTATTTGTTAATACAAACGAAGTGAGCAAACAGTTCCATTCTTTATCAAAAAGTCATATGGAAGAAGTTAATAAACTTGTTTACGCTTATAACTCTTATCAAGCAAGACCAACTCAAGTTGTGAATAAGAGTATGTTTAATGATGTTATGGGTTTGGTTGCTACTGGTACAGGTTTCATCATCTACTAAAGTCTAGTTTTAATTAAAATTCAAAAGCGCACCCTTAAAAGTGCGCTTTTTGTGTAAATTTAAATGAAAGCTTCTAACAATGTCTGCTTCTACTTATAACATTTCCATAGAAACAAATACAGATTATTCTGTTAGTCTTATACTTAAAGATGCTGGAGGCGTAGCAATCAATCTTACTTCTGCAACAATTGATGCAGAAATAAAACAGAATTATTATTCGCCAACACTTGTTGCTTTTACAGTAACGAAAACAAATCCTAGTATTGGATCAATCAAACTCGCTTTAACTGCTGCGCAAACTGCGGCATTACATCCGGGCGATTTGCAGTATGATGTTTTAGTAAAATTTGATAATGGTACATTTCAAAAAATATTAAAAGGAGTTATTTCGGTAACATCAGGCATAACATCACTATCATAAAATGTCCGAAGTAGTTGAAATTATTATATCTGGTAATGATGATGGGCCGATTCAAATTATTGAAGCGGATCAGTTCAACCATAACTCGCTTCCTGACTTACAAGGAGGAACTGGTGGTCAATATTATCACTTAACAAGTGGTCAATACAATTTCGTTACTGGAATTTTCGCAGATCAGATTGATCCTACTCATGACGTATTCTTTGAAAAGAATGTCTCTGTCTCAGGCACACTTCTTCTTGGCAGTGGGACAGACAATTCATTAAGCGGAATTCGTACAGCTGCTGACGGTAGCTTTTCTCAAGCTGGTGACGCTCAATATTCGGAGTTTATTTTAAAAAGAGAAACAACAACAACTGGAACTTATGAGTTGTCGTTTCCAAATCAAATCAAGAAGTTAACTTTACCTAATAACACTTCATGGTTCTTTAAAGTGAGAGTTATCGGAAGATCAACTGCTGGTTTAACATCAACGTTTAATGCAGAAGGTACAATTAAAAAAGGTATAAGCGCAGGATTCACAGAAATTGTTGGAGGAACAATTGTGAACGGGGTAACTGATGAGTTGGCAGTTGGCGGAATCTTAATCGACGCTGATACAACTTACGGATACCTCAAAATCAGCGTTTTGGGGTTAACAGCAACTACAATTCACTGGGTCGCATTTCTAGATTTAATACAAGTAAAATAACAACAAAATCGTGTAAATAATTCAACAACGGAGAATTTAAAAAATGGCTATCTACTATACAGGCTCACTGGTCGGCAATCAAATCAACTTTACAACAGGCTCTGCGTCGATTGTTGCCGCTGACCTCAAACAGTACGTTATCGACCAGACAGTTTCTGGTGGACAAACTGGTTTAACCCCAAGCACAAAGGCTACATTCGACTTTACCACTGGTGTTTCTGGCTACTTTAGCGGCCAAGACTACAACCTAAGAGTCGCTACAGGAGTTATCTCCAATTTCACTGGTACTCTTGGCACTTCTGCTTTCCGCGATATCTCTGAAACTGTCGCAGAAAATGGCACAGGTGTTTCAACATCTGATTCTGTATGGGATTTCGGCACAGGCTTGTCTGGCTACCTCTCTATCAACGCTGGTAATCTTTACCAAGTTAATGCTTCTAGCCCAACTGCTAATACAGCTAATATCAATTTAACTGGTCGTGTTAGCGGTCAAGTTTTCAATGATTTTGTTCAAGTAGTTGCTGGAACTGGTCTTGAACTTTCTGTTGCTACTGATGCAATCACAATTTCTCACAAAGATACTTCTAGCGTAGCTGATGTTACTGTTGCCGCTGCTGCTGGTTCTGCTATTACTGGTGTTGTATTCACTTTTGACCCATTTGGCCACGTTCTCTCCGCTACTGGTCAAACCGCAGTTATCGTTCGTGATCAAATCGCTAGCGGCGTAACAACAACTGCTCCAAGCGAAGGTTCTGTTCATACCTTGTCTGGTATGCTGAGAACTTTAATCAATGAATCTTACGCTAGAGATCTTGACAGCGTAACAAGCAGCGGAAATTCTACCACAAACGGAATTACAGTTGGCGATCTTACTGCAAATGGTAATGTAATTCTTGGTAGTGATGCTTCTGATACATTAACAGTTAAAGCTGGTCCAGTTGTTTTCCTAAACTCTGTTCAAAGCTCTGACGCTGTTGTTTTCGGTCCAAACGACGCGACAAAAGTTTCGGCTTATAAATCCGACACAAATCTTTTAAGACTTGATGGTAGTTTAGTCATTACTGGCAACTTAACTGTTAGCGGTACTACAACCTACATCAACACAACCGAAACAAACATCGGTGATGCGACAATTACTCTTAACGCTGACTTTACTGGAGCAGTACCAACTGAAAACGCTGGTATTGAAATTGAACGCGGTACAGAAGCAAACACAGCTCTCCGCTGGAACGAAGGTCTTGATCGCTGGCAGTTCACAAACGATGGTACGACATACTACAATATGCCGATCACATCGGAATTCACCATGTACGACCTCGCAGTCGCTGCTGGTGGAACAAACGACGCAATCATTCGTATCACAGGTTCTAATGGCGACGTAAATGACATTACTGTTAGCGGTTCTAGCGGTATTCTCGTTACTGATAACGGTTCAAATCTTATTGTTGTTTCGCACGAAGATACTTCTTCTGCTGTCAACACAGTTAGCACAAATACCCAAGGCGTCGTAATCCAAAGCTTCACTGGTTTGGTTGATACATACGGTCACATTACTGGTCTTGGTCTTCAAACAACTGACCTCGACGTTCTTTATCCTCGTACTGGTCAAGTAACACTTGATTACATCACCACAAACGGTTCTGGCACAGCTAACGACCTTGTTATCGGCGGTATTACAGTTTCAGGTTCTGCTCAAGCTAAGTCTGATCACTTTGCAGTTTACTGCACAACCACAGGTGACGCAACTACAGAAATGTTCTTAAACGGAACATCTGGACGAGTCACTATCGCAAATAATTCTGCCGCTTCTTTCAAAGGAACAATCACAGCGTTCGATACAACAAACGCCAAAGCCGCTTCTTGGTCTTATGATTGCTTGGTTGCTAACAAAGCTGGTAATACAGCTCTTGTCGCTAACGCTATCGTCACAAAGTTCGCTTCTGAAAGCAACGCTCCTTGGGAAGTGTTCGTTGATGGCGACAATACAACAGATTCTCTAAAGCTCCAAGTTAAAGGCGAAGCCGCCGCTACAATCAAATGGACTGCTAGCGTAATTAGCGCTGTCGTTTCATAAGTGGGCGATGAATTTTGAAATTAACATAAAGCAATATGGGAGTTTACTATCTAGGAGCAAGTCCTCAACAAGTTGATTTTCAAATCGTCGATGTTGATACTGGCGTTTTCTTAAATGCACAGAGCGGTATAGCTTATAGTTCAACTCGCTTAAGCGGACAGTTTTCATCTTACTATACAGACGCATCTAATCTAACTGGAACTGCGAATTTACCTTCTGGTGTTTTCGGTACATTAGATGTTGATTCGTTTATTAGAAATGTATCAACTAAGTTCGTTGATTATACAGTTTCTACTGCTGACGATGTTATTATCTCAAGTTCAGCTGATCCAAAGACAATTAGTTTAATCTACGCTTCTGGCAACGCTGGCAGACAATTTGTAATCAAAAATAAAGGAGCTGGAACTGTTACAGTTAATGCTTCTGGAGTTGGTCAGATTGATGGCGCGAACACTTATTCTTTGCCGCAGTATGAATCTATTGCTGTGTTTAGCGATGGTTCTACTTGGAACGCTGATGCTGGCAAGCAAGGCATTCAAGGTATCCAAGGTATCCAAGGAGTTCAAGGAACTCAAGGTGTGCAAGGTACGCAAGGTGTTCAAGGAACTCAGGGTGTTCAAGGTACTCAAGGTTTGCAAGGCCCACAAGGAATTCAAGGAGTTCAGGGGACGCAAGGTATTACTGGTTCTCAAGGCTCAACAGGCGCAACTGGAGCGCAAGGAACTACTGGAGCTACAGGCGCGCAGGGAACAACGGGAACTACTGGTAATACTGGTAATACTGGTTCACAAGGCGCGACAGGTTCTACTGGCTCAACAGGAGCAACAGGAGCGCAGGGAACAACTGGCGCAACAGGCGCTCAAGGAACTTCGGGCGCAACAATTTTAGGTAATACTCAAACTTGGACTGGCACAAATACATTCAACAATACAATTAGCGGTTCTGTAAGCGGATCATCTGCTACTACTACAAAAATGACGGTTCCAGATCTTCGGTCAACCTCATTAACACCATCATATTTTGGACAAAATGTTGCAGCGGCATTTATGTCAAACGCCACCGATAGTCTTAACGATGGTGGTTCGTATCATGGTATTTTGCAATTTCAACAATGGGGCGATGCAAGTGGCGGCGGTTCCCACCAATTAGGATTTACTGATAGCAATAATATTTATCATCGTGGTAGCAGCGGAGCACTCACATCATGGTCTTCATGGTATAAATTTTTAGATAGTAATAATTATAATTCATATTCTCCAACATTAACTGGCGGCAATGCTTCTGGTACTTGGGGTATCAATATTACAGGTAGTTCAGCTTCTTGCTCTGGCAATGCTGCCAATATCACGGCGCATACAATTAATCAAAGTGTTGGTACTGGTAATTCTCCTACATTTTCCAATTTAACTTTAACAAGTAATTTAACAGTAAGTTCTGGCAACGGTACAGGTGGAGGCATCATTCTTGCCGATGATGGTGATATCGTTGATTTAAACGATGGTTATTGTGCAATGAGATTCTCCTCTGGTGTCCGCATTCACGCAGGAAACAGAACTGGTGGCGCAGTAATTCGTCTCGGTAGCGACGGAACAATCGTCGCAAATTCTAATATTACAGCTTATGGATCTGCTTCTGATCTTAGATTAAAAGAAAATGTTATTCGTATTGACGACGCTTTAGGAAAAGTAATGCAAATGAATGGTTATTACTTTAACTATATTGGTAAAAACGAACGTATGGTTGGTGTTATTGCTCAAGAAATTGAGCCTGTTTTAAAAGAAGTCGTATATGAATACAAAAATATCGAAACAGAAGAAAATAACAAAGCTGTTTACTACGGAAATATCACTGCTCTTCTTATCGAAGCTATGAAAGAACAGCAAGCGACCATCGAATCACTAAAAGACCGCATTTTAGTGCTGGAAAACATTAAAAACTAATTTAAAATATATAAATTTATGGCTATCACATATACATGGAAAGTAACAGGTATCAAGGTAAAGGACGAAGGCGCAAATAAGAACGCTATCGTTCAAACCTACTGGAAAAAAATCGGTACAGACGAAAACGGCAACGTTGGAGAATTCTCTGGCGCTACTCCTTTCACAAGCGCGAATGTTCCTGACGGAGAGTTCGTTGCATTTGAAACTCTTACCGAAGCTAATGTTATCGCGTGGGTTCAAAGTGTCGTAACTGGCAGCTACGAAGAACACGTTAACGAGCAAATCGCCAAGCAACTCGCTAAGAGCGATCCAGTAGAAATCAAAATGCCTTGGGATACTGGTGTGTCTCCTTCTGGCTCTGCTCCAACCCCATAAGTTAGGTTGAGTTTATATAGCAGCTATGTTTTAGCCGTAAATGGTTAAAATATAGTTCGTTTTATGCTCAATTTAACTGTAAATCTAGTTATCGGATTAAGGTAACTATAATAACATGGGTAAATACTACTTAGGTTCTCAATCAGGTGCGCAGGTAAACTTCTCAGTAGCAGATGCTACTGGAGTTGTTAGCGATCTTAATTTAAGTGGTCTTTATCTTAGCGTAACTGGTAAAGCCGCAGATTCCGCGAAACTTGGCGGAACTGGCGCTGACTATTATCGAAATGCTGGTAACTTAACTGGCTATATATTTGTTGATACAACAGGAATCACAAATGATATTACTGGTTTATTAGATCTTCCGAATAACTATCTTTCAATTACTGGTAAAGCTGCCGATTCTAATCTCTTAGATGGGTATGATAGCTCTTATTTTAGAGATGGAAGTAATATTACAGGAAATGTAGTATTAAGCGGCGTTTTTACTGGTCTATTTAGCGGTGCAGTATCTCATACTGATTATGTTGATTTCCATACTGGAACTTTGTTTGGTTCACTTCCAGCTCGTTTAAAATGGAACGAAGACGACGGAACAATTGACCTTGGATTAAAAGGTGGAAACGTAGTTCTCCAAGTTGGGCAAGACGCTGTCTCTTATGTATCAAACGCAGAAGCGACAACTCTTAATAAAGGTGAAGTTGTTTATCTTTTCGGCGCTCACGGAGATCGCGCTTCTGTAAAAAGAGCTTCTAATTCTACTGAAGCTACATCAAGCAAAACATTAGGTGTTGTATTAGAGTCTATTGCTCCAAACGGTGTTGGATTTGTAATGTCAAATGGTGTTGTTGAAGGGTTAGCTCTTGGAAGTTATCAAGCTGGCGATGCTGTTTGGCTAGGCTCAACACCCGGCACTTTTACTGCAACTAGAGCGCTCGCTCCAAGTCATCTTGTTTTTATCGGTGTTGTAGCTAGAGCAAATAACGGTAACGGTCAATTATACGTTAAAGTTCAAAACGGTTTTGAACTAAACGAAATTCATGACGTAAAAATTACTGGTTTAGCTAACAACGATTTCTTAATTTATAATAGCGGTTCTGGTCTTTGGGGAAATAAACAAGCTGATGCTTCAATTATTGTTAACACTCCGTACAGCGGAATTTCTTCAACTAACGTTCAAGCCGCAATCAATGAATTAGAAGCTGAAAAACTTTCAATCACAGGAAAATCTGTTGATTCAGATTTGTTAGACGGAAATGATTCTACATATTATAGAAACGCCGCAAACTTAAGCGGCGTTGCGACTTTACCTTCTGGTGTTTTCAATTATCTTAATGTTACTGGAACTCTTGACGCCGATTCTTTTGTTAGAAACGTAAATGTAAAAACTGGTCACTATACTTTAACAACTAGTGATGATAATATTGTTTTTGATTCCGCTACTCCATATACTGCAACTCTAATCCCAGCTTCTTCTAATGTTGGTCGCCAATTTGTTATTACAAACAAAGGATCTGCCCAAATTACTGTTGACGCTACATATAATGGACAAATTGATGGAGCTAATGCTTATTACTTAGAACAGTATAAGACTCTTGTTTTAATCAGTGATGGAGCAACTTGGAATTCTGTTGGTGGAACACAAGGCGTACAAGGTTTGCAAGGATTACAAGGCGTTCAAGGAACTCAAGGTGTTCAAGGAACACAAGGAATTCAAGGAACGCAAGGTGTTCAGGGCACACAAGGTGTTCAAGGCACTCAAGGAGTTCAGGGTACGCAAGGAATTCAAGGATTGCTTGGCATTCAAGGAGCCGAAGGCGCGCAAGGCATTCAAGGAATTCAAGGTGTTCAAGGAACAACTGGTATTCAAGGTACTGCTGGTTATATCGGCGCAGACGGTTCTCAAGGCACTTTTGGTTCGCAAGGCACACAAGGAACTCAAGGAATTCAAGGTCTTCAAGGACTTGAAGGCTCACAAGGAACTCAAGGAGTTCAAGGCGTTCAAGGCGTTCAGGGAACTCAAGGAGTTCAAGGCGTTCAAGGATTGCAGGGCGTTCAAGGAACACAAGGAATTCAAGGCACTCAAGGCTTAGAAGGCTTACAAGGCGTTCAAGGCACACAAGGAGTTCAAGGAATTACTGGCGCTCAAGGAGCAACAGGTTCACAAGGAGCGCAGGGAACTCAAGGCATTCAAGGCTTAGAAGGTGCGCAAGGTACACAAGGAGTTCAAGGAACACAAGGAATTCAAGGATTAGAAGGACTGCAAGGCGTTCAAGGCACACAAGGAATTCAGGGCGTTCAAGGCACTCAAGGCATTACTGGTTCTCAAGGCGCAACAGGTTCACAAGGCACTCAAGGCACTCAAGGAGTTCAAGGAACAACTGGATCACAAGGCACGCAAGGTACTCAAGGCGTTCAAGGCACTCAAGGTGTTCAAGGCGACAGAGGTATCGAAATATCTACTTCTGCAACTGCTCCAGTTTCTGCTGAAGCTAATGATCTTTGGTGGAACTCTTCTGATGGCAATTTAAATATTTATTATAGCAGCAATTGGGTAGAAGCTTTCTCTGCTATCGCTGGTCCACAAGGAACAACTGGCGGACAAGGCGTAACAGGCACACAAGGAACTGCTGGAACTTTCGGCGGAGCTGCTTTCGATTATACTTTCAGCGACTCAACAACTGACGCTGACCCAACAACTGGTAAACTTCGTTTAAATAACGCTCTATTCTCTTCTGCTACTGAATTATACATTAGCCAAACAGACGATTTAAGCGTTTCTATATATAATTTCTTACAGACCATTGATGATTCTACTTCCGCAATCAAAGGTCACTTCTCGATCACTAGCAAAACAACTCCAGCTAATTCTGTTTTATTTAGTATCACTGGAAGTCATACTCATGCGACAAATTACTTTAAAGTTCCAGTAAGTAAATTATCTGGCGTAAATTCTTTCTCAAACAACGAAGACATTGTAATTACTTTTGCTAGAACTGGTGACGTTGGTGACGCTGGCGCTCAAGGTACACAAGGGTTGCAAGGCGTTCAAGGGTTGCAGGGCGTTCAAGGGTTGCAGGGCGTTCAAGGGTTGCAGGGCGTTCAAGGAATCCAAGGAGAAACTGGTTCGCAAGGAGCAACTGGTTCTCAAGGTATTCAAGGATTGCAGGGCGTTCAAGGATTGCAGGGATTAGAAGGTGCTCAAGGCGTTCAAGGCGTTCAAGGAACGCAAGGAATCCAAGGAGAAACTGGTTCACAAGGAGCAACTGGTAGCCAAGGAACACAAGGAGTTCAAGGAATCACTGGTCTGCAAGGCACGACAGGATCACAAGGAACTCAAGGCGTTCAAGGAACTATTGGTTCTCAAGGAACTGCTGGTTACATTGGCGCTGATGGCGCACAAGGAGCAACTGGAACAACTGGCGCTCAAGGATCGCAAGGAATTCAAGGCGTTCAGGGTGTTCAGGGAGTTCAAGGCACTCAAGGTGTTCAGGGCACGCAAGGACTTCAAGGCGTTCAAGGATTGCAAGGAGTTCAAGGCGTTCAAGGTATCACTGGCTCGCAAGGTACTAGTGGCTACGTTGGTTCTGATGGCGCGCAAGGCTCCACAGGCGCGCAAGGCATTCAAGGCTTGCAAGGTGTTCAAGGTCTTAAAGGAACACAAATAACAACATCAGACTCTGCACCCGGCTCTCCAACCGTTAACGATCTTTGGTGGAACTCCACATCTGGTACATTGATGATTTATTACTATGATGGTGATACTTTTCAATGGGTAGATGCTGCTGCTGGCGCAGTTGGTTCGCAAGGCGCAACTGGCGCTCAAGGTGCAGTTGGTCCGCAAGGCGCAACTGGTTCACAAGGCGCTCAAGGAACTCAAGGAGTTCAGGGAGCTAACGGTTCGCAAGGAGCAACTGGAGATACTGGCGCTCAAGGCTCAACTGGCGCTCAAGGAATTCAAGGCATCACTGGTACGCAAGGTATCACTGGTCAAACAGGCGCTCAAGGAGCAACTGGCGCGCAAGGAACTTCTGGGACAAACGGTTCACAAGGCACAACTGGTAGCCAAGGAGCTACTGGTACTCAAGGAACAGTAGGAGCGCAGGGAACAACTGGTGCTCAAGGAACTCAAGGAACTTCGGGAGCTTCAATTCTTGGTACAGCGAATACTTGGACAAATACAAATGCGTTTACGTCAGTAACGGCGAGCACTAGTATCAGTGCTGGCACTGGTTCTCCTCCTGTTGGTGGTCTAATCAACTCAGTTGGTGCTGTTGGTTTTGCTACTAGCGATAATGTTAATTCATCTTTATATATCCGTAATGGTTCTGGAGGAACTATTATAGGAACTGATGCTGGCGGTGTTTTACGGTTAGCGGCTAATGGTTCTACTTCTTCTCAAGTTGTTGGTGTATTTAGCTCCACCGGACTCGCTGTTACAGGCGCGTTGAGCGCGACGGGTGCCCTTTCGATTACTGCAACCGCAGCAAGTTCTATCTCGCGGACTCTAAGTGTGGGCGCACTAATTGCATCAGGAAATCTAAATGGCTTGGGTTTTGTGCCTAATTCCACGGGCCTAAGTGCGGGTTACAATTATAGCGGAGGCGATGCGGAAACTAACGTTATTTTTGGCGCAAGTTCTTCTTCGCAGCAAATGCGTTTCCAACGCTGGGATGGCACCACTCTGACGAATGTGCTAACCCTTGTAGGCAGCGGCAACGTCGGCATTGGGACGGCGAGTCCTCTATCCAAACTGCACGTTGCGTCGTCTGGCGTCATGTCTTCTGGCGGTTACAATGGTCAATCCGCTACGACTCAAATAGCCTATACAGGAACCGCCTCTGCCATTAATTCAGATGGCCCATCGCTTGTATTCTCCCAGCAATACGACAGCAGTGACCCGACAAGTTATGTTCGCACCGGTGCCATTTACGGATATAAGGGTGAAGCAAATGGTAATTTTGGAGGTGGCCTTAAATTCCGCACTCAGCCAACTGGTGCGAGTGCCATGGTGGACGTAATGACGCTAGACAAGAACGGCAACGTCGGCATTGGGACGACGAGTCCTGATCATCCGTTAAACACAAGTCGTCCGCTAGCAACAGTTTGGAGACCAGACATCCGAGTTGGCGGTTATCTGGGTACGCAAAAAGGATTTATTGGAAGCAATAATTCTGACAGCCGAATTAAATTATCAGGTGGAGCTGAACAAACCGACAGTGATGGTGTTTCAAACTGGGCAACGGCATACGGTACTACCGGAGCTTTTGTTGATATTGGAGAATTAGGCGCTACCAGATTCTTTAATAATTCAGGAT